GCCACGCAATGGGTCAAGTGATTACCGCCGAACCTATCCCCCGCTTCGCGCGCGGTGTGATGTTCTTGTCGCGGTATTACAGCCCGTATGTGTGGTCAGGCAGCCCTAACAGCATGTGTGACCTACGGCGTACGTTGAGCAAGTTCCACACGACACACAGACTCCCTCCCAATGTCACAGCATTGCACAAACTCCGTGAGAAGTGCAGTGGCTACGTCTTGTGCGACGGTAATACTCCCGTGGTCGGCGTACTATGTCGACTTGTACTGGGTAAGTTTGGGGCAGTTACAACGGACTATGGAGTCAAGCCCTACGCTGCCTATGCAGGTTCAGACGCAGACCAATACCCTAACCTCAACGAGGGCGAATGGATGTGGGATGAGTTTCGTGCTCAGCTCCCACAATTCGACCACGCAACGTTCGAGGGATGGGTCCTTGGAGTACGTACCGATGGATGTGACGTGCTACGGCCCCCCATGTGTTGCAATGACCCCGCCGAGGTGCTGCCCAAGGTTCCCGCCGTTATCAATGGTGCCAATGTGGCGCCAGCGGCGGCAGTACCAGCGGCAGCGGAAGCACGGGCGCAGGTTCGGCCTCAGAGGCCATTACCTCCAGTGCCACCGGTAGCTAAGGCACCGGTTCCGCCGGCTGCAGGCACACCACAACGCCGGCGCAATCGGCGCCGGCGGCAGCCGCCTTGACGGGTGAGAGTGGTGGGTGTCTCCGTGCGAGGTGTGTCGCGCGGGACGTTTCACGATTTGAGACACCCTAACACCACTATAATAAACGCGAAGCTCATGGCCAATGAGCGTCCTACCAATGTTGCTCGCCCTACTGGGCGCCTTTCCGACCCTTCTTGCCGCTATCTCGCCGCTTTGTACGACCCCAAGTCGTGCGCAGAGCCGCCCTCGGTGCCAAAGTCCACGCAACTCTCACAGAAAGTCAAAACCTTCGTGAGGGGTAGCCTGAACACCGGGACGACTGGCTACGGCGTGCTCGAGCTGCAGCCTTCCATCATGTGCGTCAATGACACGTCTGCCGGGCTAACAACCACGGCCACCTCTGTCATGACTCCTTCCACTGGTTTCACCTCCGCTACTAACACAGTCAACCTTCCCCTGTCCAATTCGCCCTTCGCTAGCAGTGCCTTTGGCACGAGTGCTACGTTGCTGGCTTGGAAGCTGGTTGGCTGTGCGATTTATTTCAAGTACGCGGGTACTGAGTTGAACCGTGGAGGCGACGCAATCATGCTGGAGCAGCCCGCGCATGCTTCTCTTGGCGCAACCAGCTACAATACGTCGCTGAGTTTCGACTACGCAAAGCGCGTCCCGATCATCAATGACTGGCAACATCTGTGCTACACGCCTCAAGACGTGGTTGGCACAGCTGCTACCACCGGCATTGTAGAGACGGACTTCTGCACAGTGTTCCCTCAGAACGTTGGGGCGTTCTATCTCGCAGTTGCTTTCAATACGGCCGGGGCACCCCAGCCTATCGATTACGAGATCTACGCCTGGTTCGAGGTGGTCGGTCAGTCTGCCCGCGGTGCCACCATGTCC